CGCTCTGGGTTTCTCGCTGACCGAAGAGGCCATCGAAGATAACCTGTATGACAGCCTGTCGGCTCGTTATACCAAGGCGCTGGCTCGTGCTATGTCGTATACCAAGCAGGTAAAAGCAGCAGCAGTTTTGAACAACGGCTTCTCCAACAGCTACCCTGGTGGCGACGGCGTTGCTCTGTTCTCTGACTCGCACCCTCTGGTATCAGGCGGCACTAACTCGAACGAGCCTGCCACTGCGGCAGATTTGAACGAAACCTCGTTGGAAAACGCTGTGATTCAAATCGCAGGCTGGACCGACGAACGTGGCCTGCTGATCGCAGCCAAGCCCCGCAAGCTGATTGTCCCGCCTGCATTGCAGTTCGTGGCAACCCGCCTGCTGGAAACTGAACTGCGTGTCGGTACCAACGACAACGACGTGAACGCAATCAAGAACAACGGTTCGATCCCAGAAGGCTTTACGATCAACCACTTCTTGACCGACACGAACGCATGGTTCCTGACCACTGACGTGCCTAACGGTATGAAGCACTTTGTGCGTACCCCGTTGCAGCAGTCGATGGATGGTGACTTCGATACTGGTAACGTTCGTTACAAGTCTCGTGAGCGTTATTCGTTCGGCTGGTCTGACCCGCTCGGCATGTACGGTTCGCCAGGCGCGTAAGAAGAAAGGGGGGCTTTACGCCCCCTTTTTTGTAGTATATAAAGGCAGTAATTCCGGGATTTATCCGGTACGTCAAACAGGCTCCCGGCCTGACTTCATGCAGATTGACGTGCCTAACCGCATGAGGGAAAATTCAAATGGCACTTTCCACTACCCAAAGTATTTGGCGTTCGGGCGGCGGCGACACAACTCGCACCGCATACTGTGGCTCCGGCTTGATGGCCGCTGAGTTTTACATTGCTAACGCCGCAGCATCTGGCGCTACCGTCAAAGTTTCTGACGCTTCCGGCGCGGCTGATCTCATTCTGCCTGCGGGCGCAGTTGTCGTTTCTGTTGCTATCAACGATGCAGGCACTGGCACGGTTGACCTTGGCACCACTGGCTACACTTCTGGCACCACTGCCGGCACGCTCGCACTTGCTTTGAGCGCTGCGGCTGGTACGACTTCGATCGGTTCAGTTGTGACTGGCACGCCGACTACTTCGATGGCGTATGTCACATCGTCTGACAATAGTTCTGGCGCTGGTACCGTTGGTGGTTACTTGATCTACTTTGTGCAAGATCCGCTGACCGGTCAGCAGAACGTCTAATAAGGAGGCATCACCATGATGCAAACAGACGTTAAGCCAACGACACTGACTTCCTCGGGCGTGGTGTTTGAAGGCCGCGCTCGTGTGAAGGGCATGATTGTTACGCCAACCGGCAGTGCTGGTAGCGTGACGATTGCGGACGGCAGCACCAGTGTGTTTACTGTTTACACGATTGCTTCCGGCGAAACCTTCAATGTACTTATCCCCGGTGAAGGTGTGCTGTGCTCCAGCAACGTGTATGCGACGCTGAGTAATGCAAACTGCACGGTGTTCTATGGCTAAGTCTCCGGCATGGCAGAGGAAAGAGGGAAAGAATCCCAAAGGTGGATTGAACGCCAAGGGACGCGCCTCCGCGAAAGCGCAAGGCATGAACTTGAAACCTCCCCAGCCGGAAGGCGGCTCAAGGAAAAAGTCGTTCTGCGCTCGTATGTCAGGTATGAAGAAAAAACTGACTTCTTCAAAGACCGCGAACGATCCGAATAGCCGGATTAATAAATCATTGAGAGCTTGGAAGTGTTAGGCATGGAAATGGCATATGTTTGGACTGGCGGCCTTACGCTGTTCACCGGTCTTTTTGCTTACATTGCGCATGAGAAGTTCTCAGAGCTAGCGCGTATCACGATTCTTTTGAACAGGACTCGTGAGGAGATTGCTCGGGATAACGTGACCAAGGCAGAAGTAGACCGCATCACTGACCATATTGACCAAAGATTCAACCGACTTGAGACAAAGATAGATCAGTTGATTGAATCGCACCGGAGGGTGTTATGAAACGCAGAGTAAAACGCTACGATGAGGGCGGCCAGACGGAAGCTGTGCCTATGCCTGAAATAGAAGAAAGACGTCGTGAGATCACGGACTACATCGTTGAGGATGATAAGTCCGGAGAGCCGATGGCCAAAACGTTTAAAGAAGCATTTGCCTCTGCTCGCCGATCTGGCGATAAAACGTTTATGCACGGCGGCAAGCGATATACAACTGAATTGGCATCGGGCAAAGGTAGCCGTTCATCCAAATACGATGATGTTGTTAAGTCATCTGACCTTGGCTCCCAAGATTTTTCTTCTAGGTCGAGTTCGAAAAAAGAAGAGCGCTCTCCAAGTTCGGCAATCCCGATAGCACTTGGTGGTGCTGGTGCCGCGGCGGCAGCGGCCAAAATGGCCATGACCAAGCGCGGCGAGGGCAAGAAAGATTCATTGGCAGAGCGTGTAAAGGCCCGTGAGGGTAGAAGCCAATCTGGCAGCACCGTGGGTAAGATGCCTGGTACCAGCCTAAACGATCCATATGCTATGACTCTGGGTGGGGATTTAGACCCTAAGCGCACTCTTCGCGGCAACAAGCGTATGGGTATGGACAGCAAAGACACCGAGTTTAAGCGGGGCGGGCAGATTAAAAAAATGTCCTCCGGTGGCAAAACAAGTTCTGCTTCTAAACGCGCTGATGGTTGCGCCGTTCGGGGCAAAACCAAAGGAAGAATGCTATGAAAAAGCGATATGCAGACGGTGGTGAGGTAGCTGCCCAGCAGCCCACTTATCCTTTCTATGGCAACCAGCCGGTAGCGTCTACGACACAGCCTGAGTCTGGTGTTAGTCAGACGTTCAACATTCAGCCTGCTCCAGCAGCTGCCCAGCCTACCCAGATGAAGAAGGGTGGCAAGGTATCGTCTGCCTCTAAGCGTGCGGACGGGTGCGCTACTAAGGGCAAGACACGCGGGAGAATGGTGTGAAGAATCCGCAGATGAAGGTTGGCCGCGTGATGCGCGAGTTCAAAAAGGGCGAGTTGAAGTCTTCGTCCGGTCAGAAGGTAACAAACCCTAAGCAGGCCATTGCTATTGGCCTATCCGAAGCTGGTATATCCAAGAAAGCAAAAGGTGGCGAGATGAAAGAGTCAAAAGCAATGATGAAGAAGGAAGTGTCGTTCATGAAAAAGAAGGGCGCTCCTAAGTCCATGCTGAAACATGAGATGGCTGAAATGAAGGGCATGAAGAAGGGCGGCAACGTCAAGAAGATGGCGATGGGTGGTATGGGTCAAAGACCACTGACACCGGTTACAAACCCTGTGTCAAGACCACCAACTCCGATGCCCCCCAACCCTGTGTCAAGACCTCTTCCCGGACCTCGCGGCACCGGTCCGACTGATGGTGGTCCGATGGGACCTCGTGGCCCTAAAGGATTTACCGGGCCGCGCACTCCAATCAAACAGGTTCTTAATAAGCCTGGTGGCATGATGAAAAAAGGCGGCAGCGTTAAGAAGATGGCGAGCGGTGGTTTGGCTGCTGGTCACAAAGCTGCTGACGGTGTTGCTCGTAAAGGCAAAACCAAAGCTATGCAGGTCAAAATGGCAGGCGGCGGCAAGACCAAGAAGTATTGCTGATAGAGGCTAGATATGATGCCATCACGCGGGATGGGTGCCGTACGCCCAGCAGTCATTAGGAAGGTCAAGAAACGGGACGGAAACGAACCGGTGACGGTCTATAAAGACGGCGGCAAGGTTAAGTCTCGCGTGAACGAAGCTGGCAACTACACCAAACCTGGGATGCGAAAGTCTTTGTTCAATCAGATCAAGAACTCAGCTACTCAGGGTACGGCGGCAGGCCAGTGGAGCGCGAGAAAAAGTCAGCTATTAGCTAAGAAATATAAAGCCGCCGGTGGTGGTTATCGTGACTGAACCAATAAAGACTTGCACAAATTGTGGTGAGACAAAACTGCTTTCGGCATTTCGCAGTCGCGGTGGTGAAATGGCTCATCTTTGTAAAAGCCATTGCAACACATGTTTATATAAACAACATAAAGAATGGACTGCCAAAAATCAGCATCGCGTTCCGGAGTATCGAAAAAAAGATCCGTGGACTTTGGCAAAACGCTGTGCAAGACGGGGTATTACGCCGGAACAACTTGTTGATTGTTATGAACGTCAGGAAGGCTGTTGCGCTATTTGTAAAATAGAAGTTGCTCTAATTGACAGTGCAATAGACCATAACCACAATACTGGAGAGTTTCGCGGGGTACTGTGCAAGCAGTGCAATCGAGCTCTTGGTATGTTTAAAGATAGCCCCACTATTTTACGTAACGCTGTAGAGTATTTGGAGGCGTTTGGGAGTTATGGTGATGGCAATTAAAGCCCCGCAGCAGTCGCTTAAAAACTGGGGTGACCAGAAATGGCGCACCAAGAGCGGGAAGCCGTCCTCAAAGACGGGCGAGCGATATTTGCCGACAAGCGCGATCAAGTCATTGACGCCTGCCGAGTATGCCGCCACGACGAAGGCAAAGCGGGCAGGCAAGGCAAAAGGCAAGCAGTTCGTCGCGCAACCAAAACGTATAGCCCAGAAGACCGCGAGGTTTAGATAATGGCTGAAACAACCACCACTACTAGCTTTAACCCGACTCTTAATGACCTGATTGAAGAGGCGTTTGAGCGTTGCGGGCTTGAGCTGCGTAGTGGCTATGATTTCCGTACTGCTCGCCGCAGCCTGAACTTCATGCTGACGGAGTGGGCAAACCGTGGCATCAATCTGTGGACGATTGAGCAGGGTCAAATCACGCTGGTACAAGGGACAACTACCTATGATCTACCTGTCGATACCGTTGATCTTCTTGAGCACGTTATTCG